AGAGTTGATGAGGGGCTCAGGCCTTGGTGAACTGGCGGTTCCAGACCTCGGCAGCCGTGGCGGGCTGGGTGTCTCCGTTGGGAGTGACTTTGGCGGGAACCTGCGTGCCCATTTCAGCGGCGATCTGAGCGGCCTTGGTGGCGGCGCGTTTGTCGAGGTCCTGCTCGCGGGACTGCAGGTCACGGACCTGGGTTTCCAATTCGGTCGCTCGTTTGGTGAAGCGCTCCACCTCAGCCTGGACCGCGATGAGTTGTCCGTTGAACGTGTCTCGTTCGCTGTGAGCTTTCTGGAGGGCGGCTTGGTGTTCTTGCTCCCGCTGAGCCAGCGAGGCCTTGAACGATTCGACTTGGGAAGAAGCCTCGCTCATGAGCCCTTGATGGGCTTTGGCATCGGCTTCCAGGGATTGAATGCGCGCGAGCGCTTCGGTGAGTTGATCCTCGACGGTTTTCATGGATGCCCTGGAACTCGTGTCAACTTGGCCCCCGTGGAGGGAGCGCAGGCGGGCAAGCACCTCGTCCCGATTCTTGACCGTGCCGGCCAGGTTGAAGCGCTGAGCTTTGCGGGCGCTGAAGGTTTGACCTTCCATCGCCTCGTCAGGAATGCGTCGCCCTCGCGCGAGCACGGCTGCTTTGAAGTCTGCGGCGATCTCCTCGATGTCGGACTGGATCAACTCGCGTTGCTCTTCGGTAAGCGAGACGCCTGGGGTGCCCATGGCCTTGAACTTGCCCGCGGCAAACACCTCCACCTTGATCCCCTGGTTGCGGAGCTTTTCGGTGCTATCGACAAACGGCAAGATAACCCCGATGGACCCGACCTGGGCGCTTGGCGTCGCGTAGATGGCATCGGCCTGCGAGGCGATCCAGTAAGCGGCGCTGCTCATCTGCCCCGCGCTAAACGCATAGACGGTTTTGCGCTTTGCTGCGTCCGCCACGGCCTGCCCCAACTCGGGTGTTCCGTTCACGGTGCCGCCGGGCGAATCGATGTCCAAGAGCAAGGCATTTACGTCCTCCCGTTCGACCGCCTCACTGATGGCGGCCGACACCTGGTCCATGTCGGTCGCTCCAAACAGCAGAACGGAGAACAGATCCGGCTGGCGCATTAGCGGGCCGTGGACTCGAACCGAGGCAATACCGTTTTCGACTGAGAGCAGCGGGTTCGACTCCCTTTCAGGGAGATTCAGCCGGGTATCAAAAAACGCCACGGCTTGGGTCGCCATGGCCTGCATGGCCTCGGTGGTGATGAGCCAGGGTTGACGGGCAAAGAGAGAATCAAGGGCGGTCACGCCCTGGTTGGAGTGTCAACGGGCTGAATCTTAATGGTGGAGAAAGCCGCTGCCAGGCATTCGGCTAAAACGCTCATAAACGTCCTCCGAAGTCAGTCCGCCTAGCGCAGCGTGTCTGCGCAACAGCGCGGCAACAGCATGCAACTCGAAACGAATCTTCAAGCGGCGTTTACCTCTTCCTTTTGGTTGCGCAAATTCAATGGCCTTCCAAACCTGGAGGAACTTTAGCCATGCTAGTACAACACGATATGCTTTCACAACATCAGCATCTTCATGGGAGTGGAGTGCTTGATTCACAGTAAAGCCGCCAAATCGGTAAACCTCGTCCAATGGAAGGAACTTGGACAGTACTTCGTTTGCCCTTTTGAGGGAGTTGTCTAAGTGAGAATAATCTGTGATTTTGTGCGGCGGTATTACATCAGAACTTGCCAGCAAACACGTTCCCGCCTCAAAGACCTCATCGTAGAAGTGAATCCACATTATTTTTAGATAAAGTAGTGTCGCTGATACTGGGCTCGGATTGGTCAAGACAATTTTGGAGCTGAAGCCTTTTGGTGTCGCTTTGCAATTTATTTCCATTTGCCCTTTGAACGCTTGATTCAGCAGGTCACGGCACCCTTCAAAGTTAGAAGGCAATAATTTATCGGCTTCGGCGAAATGCACTTAATATTGATAAACGTGATCCTCACTGATTCAAGTTCAAGGTGTTTTTCCTGGTTTCCAAAGCATTTCGACGGGCACGCCGTGTTTGGTTGCGGCTTCCAGGATCATCTTCGCATCCCGCGCCCGCCGCTCGAGCTCCTCGCCAAAGTCCGCACCCAGTTCTTCGTAGTGGTCGGAGATGGTCTTGAGCCCCATCTCCACATCCGCCCGATTCTGTTGCGCCTCTCGTCCCGCATCCACGGTGATGCGCCTTGGTGTCACACAGGAGATTTTCCACCACCCCGGCACCGCTTCTAGTTCCCCTCGATCAATGGCGTCCCCGATCACATAGAACCACACGGGCTTGATGAACCGCTGGATGAGGATCATCTGCCTGTAGGAGAATCGGCGATCAGCTTTCGCCACCACCATCCGCACCCCAGCCCCGCCGATCTTCGACGAGTCCGCAGCGAACTCGTATGGCAGAATGCCCAGAGCCGAATCCCTTCGCAGATGCTCCAGAAACCCGGTGAAGGTGGGGCTTGGTCGCTTCGGCTCAAAGGAGTCGAGTGACTCGTGTGGCTTGAGGGCCACCAACTTGCCTCCGGTGATGCGTTGGAGGGAGTTTGGATCGCTCTGACCGGGTTCAGCCTGCGCTTCGCCAGTGATGGCAAAGTCGGAGTCGTCGTCCAAATCTCCCGACTCCGTTTTCAGAATCCGGGTCACATCGCAGTTGTCCTTCACCGCGTGCTTCTCCAGGGCGATGAGTTCCATCTCGTCGAGAATGTGATTGATCGAGTGCTGAATCGTTGGAGCGTTGCGCACGGCGGTCACCTGCTCCGGTTCGAACACATGAAGCACACTCACGGCAGGCAGTTCACGCTGGCCTCCTTGGTCCTCAAGCACTCGATAAGCCAAGGGAGCGCCCCAGGCGTCCAGACGAATACCGTTGTGGGTGTCGCCAAATCCCGCAGCATCCCCAATCCGGTGGGCTTCGATCAATTGCAGGGCGGCGATGCCAATCCGGTTGCGTGTCAGATGGATGAAGTATTCGCCGTCCACGTCCATGCCGCGGCACACCAGCGACTGGACCTCCTCGAAGCTGAACCTCCCCGTGACCTCGCAACGAGCCGACCAGGCTTTGAAGTAGGCCTCGGCGCGCCGGTTCCACTCGCCGTCTTCCGATTGCGCCTGCGGGCGGATACCGTCACCCGTCGAGTAGATGGTCATGTTGCTGACCATTTCACGCACGAATCCCGAGTTTTTGGCGAGGTAGCGGGAACGACGGATCAATTCCCGATGCACATGCTGAGTCAGATCCTGCTTCGCATCGCGCGGGCTGGCTCCAGGGACAGAACCACGTCGAGGGGAGGCGTTGGCCGACTCGTAGATCGACGAGAACGCCTTGGGCTGGAGTGGACGGGGCAGCCAGGACACCGCCCATTGTAGAAGCGAGTTCAAAGCGGGAGGTGTGATATGGATGAACGGCCAATCGTGCGTCGCCGCCCGCCGTAGGTTTCGGGAGCCATTTTACGCAGGGCGAAGGCGCACTCGTCGAGCGTCTCCTTCACCGCCATGGCAAACTGCTTGCCGGCACTGGAACCGCTCTCGCTCCAAGTCATGAGCGTCTTACCCTCCAGCAGCATCTGCTTAGCTCTCGTTTGGATTTGAAGGATTTCGGCAACCGTGAAGCCGACAGTGAACAAACCTTGCGCCATGCTTGGCGGCGGCTGTCAAATCGGTTGACCTCGTATCGCTCAACGATACAATGAGATGGTGATTGAATCTTTTAGCTGCAAACACACAGCCCAGCTTTGGACCACTGGCCGGACTCGCCGTTTTTCGGCTCTGGCCCAAGTTGCCATACGGAAATTGGCCATGCTTGATGCCGCCGAAGATATCAATGATCTTCGAATTCCCCCAGCGAACCGCCTAGAAGCCCTGAAGGGCGACCGAAAAGGACAGCACAGCATCCGAATCAATGACCAGTGGCGCCTATGTTTCCAGTGGCATGAGGGGCGCGCCTTGGATGTCGAAATCACTGACTACCACTAACCGATCATGAAAACCAAACATTCAGTTCCCCTTGGCCCTGCTTCTGTGAACCCGGGAGAAATCCTCCATGAAGAATTTCTCGTCCCGCTTGGCCTATCACAGGCAGAACTCGCGGCCAAAATGGGGGTGGGTCGCATGAGGATTAGCGAACTCATCCGAGGAAAGCGTGCCATCACAGCAGAAACGGCAATTCTCCTATCTAGAGTGCTGGGAACCAGCGCACGATTCTGGATGAATCTCCAAGCAAGTCATGATTTGGCCAAGGCTGCCCTCAAGCTAAAGGCAGCGGCTTGAGCCGTTTACCTCGGCCGCGGCTCTTTGATGTCGCGTTTGATCTCGTCCACCGTGGTGCGGATGTAGTTCACATCGGCCTTGACCACGTCGGACGTGCGTTCGAGCACCTGAATCTTGACGTCATGTGATTCGATTCGCTTGCGGTCCTCGTTGCGCAACAACTCCAGGTGGCGCAGCGTGCTGGTGTGCACTCCCCATGCCGTAGCGCCCGCAATGACGAGCGACAGAATCTGGACGACATGCCCGAGACTGATGGTGGAATCAAAACGTGGTTGGGTCATGGTCCGATCAATTTGAGAATGGCTTGTGGGCTGATGAACCCGAGAGTTTGGAGTGCGCCCCGGCCCTTCACAAAACCGAGTCGGGTGGTGATCCAGTCCCCTTCCCGATCCTTTTCCGGGGTGGTCTTGTCGAGCGATGTGTTGGCTTCGATGGTCGCCATGCTCACCCCGCGCAACGAGGTGACCAGGCCTGCGTGCCCCTGGGTCGTTGACCCGTGCTGGGCGAGCCAAATCGCACCAGGTGTTGGAACTGCCGACAGCAGGCCCAGCTTGCGGAAGTTGCGAGCACTGGTAACGCAGTGTGGCGTCATCGTGTCCTGCCAGCGTTTGAGCTGGGCGGCAGACGCCCCAAGCGCACGCAAAGCAGCCAGAACCACGCCTTCGCAATAAGCCGCGCAATACGCCCAACCCTCTTTCCAGGGTGATGGACGCATCAGGGCGCGCAGTTCCTCAGCCAGCGCCTTGTCCGGCCCGGACGTGCTGGGCAAATCCCAGTCCGCGTTGGGCCGGATTTCGCGCAGGCCGAGGAAGCGGCTAGCTTGCCGGATAGTGGCATTGGCGAGTTGGTCCGCGTTCATGCCTTCCTCCAGTTGATGCGCAGGCGACCGTAGGCAGCAGTGGCCAGACCGGCGAACTGCATCAGGTCATCCCAGTGGGCCTGAACCCAAGTGACCATGCCGCGGACTTCATCGGTCGGCACATGCCAGCCAAGGGCGTTGCCGAGGGCACCGAGTGAGGAGATGAGGATGCCGACATAGGTGAGTCGGCCTTGCAGGGATTGATTCTTGTTCATGGGTATGGGCAGGTTGGTTTCAGGATCAAGCGCCCGCTTGGGCCGGAGGCGACGACGACGCAGAAGGAAGTCTTGAAGGCTGGAAGGCATGGGGCGGGTGGTTCGCCCCTGGTTGCCGTGTCAATTGCCGGACTGCTCAGAACTGCAGCGTGAACTTCACTCCCCGAATCGTCCGCTGAAGATCGAATCGAACCGGCTTGGCTCCCTCGAACTCGACGCCATCAGCGGAAAACAACAGCGACATCGACAGGCCGGCGGATGGTGCCTGTGCTGAAGGCTCTGTGTCAGGAGGTAGTGTGACGGGATGCTGAAGTGCCAGATCAATCCCTGTTGGCAGGGCATGGTGGGTAGGGTCTGGGGTCATGGACCGACATCCGCGTCAACTACCTCATCCCCTGCAACGTCTTCACTGACCGACTCACGTCCCACCAGCTTGAGCATCACTGCCGCGGCCACCTGCATCGCCTCGCAATCCCAGTAGTGGTTGGGACGCTTGCCGATTTGTTCCCACAACCACTTGCCGCCCTTGCGGATCCGGTGCTCGCTTTCCATCTGAGAAAGGTAGTCCTCCCCCGCATCTTCCGCGATTTCCCAGGTGGGGCCCCGCTCCGGGTCCTGATTGCGCCTCAGCCGCGCCAGCATGTCTTTGATGTTGAGGTTGGACCAATAGAACACCGAGCAACTTTGCGAACGGTTCAGCACCACCTTGCGCCGGGGTGAGTAGAATCGGTGAATCGATTTTCCCTCCTTGGAGCGATGGACATAGGTGGGGCGACGGTCGCCCATGAGCGCAACCCAGCCGTGTTTGGCGCATTCCCGATAGACGTCATAGGTGGCGTGACCGGCATCGACGAAGACCAAGTTGGGATGAATGGCAAAGCGCTCCTGCAAGGCCAGCACTTCGTCCCAGGTGGGAATGCGTTCGTGCCATAGCAATCGTGACGAACCCTCTAGGGACCAACCACGCACCACGGCAAAGAAGTGGTCCATTTGGCAGTCCACCGTGAGGAAGCGGAGTGGGGCAGCCACATGTTCCAGATCCAGCGGTGGCACCAGAAACTTGCCCTGACGATTGACCGCAGCTTCCTCGTCCCAAGTTTCGCCAAGTCGGTAACCGCTCGGAGCGATGTCCATCTTGAAATCCTCCTGATAGTCACGCCAGGGCATGGCCAGCCGCTTCTGATAGAACTGTCGCAGCGGCTCCAGATCGCCTCGTTTGGCGACCGCTTTGGCTCGCAGGTAGAGCTCAGCCAACCGGCCCCAACTCATCGCGCACAGCGCGTTCCAATGGAACCCCACGTTTTCCGGGGAGGCGTTGGGATTGGTGGGCAAATATCGCCCAGTGGCATTGAGCACGCGGCGGGTTCTGTCGCTATCCTCGAAGGCGTGACCGCAGCCTTCGCATGTGAGACTGGCGGTTTCCCTGACCCTTGTGAAGTTCCATTCCTCGCCATCTCGCGCGTCTTTGCTCCATTCGACGTTGTCCCACTTGAAGGGTTGCCGCACATGGCAATGCGGGCATTCAAAGGTCCACTCGCGTTGATCGGTGGTTTCGAACTTGCGGTGCGTGTCGTCATTCTCCTCCCCCCCCTGGGACATGAACAGGCACTTGCCCAGCCAACCAAACGCAGTGACCCGCGCTTCGGCCTCCGCCATATGTCCGACTGGCCAGCGCCAAGTTTCGTCCCCGATGAGCCAGCGGATGGAGCGGCGCTGAAGGTTGGTCTTGTTGTGGGCACCCAGCACCCACAGCGTCATGCCGTTGGAGAAGTGTTTCGTCGCCGTCTTGAGCTTGTGGCGGTCCCGCGGGTAGAGCGCCTTGACCGGGGGACACTCATCGAAGATGTGGCCCAGGCGACTCTCAGCTTGGTCGCGAGCATCGTCATCGGTCTGGTCAAGCCACAGGGTGGGGCCGGGCAGGTTGGCGATGATGTAGCAGAGTCCGACCTCACCGATGGTGGTCTTGGAGGACTGAATGGAGGCGAGAATGAAAACGACGCGAACCTTGGGATCGACCAGTGCTTCGAGTGGCTCCTTGAGCCAGGGCGAGTTATCGGCACGGAACCTCCCAGGGACAGGGGAATAGGGAATGGCGTGGACATGCTCCTCCGCCCAAGCCCAAGGAGGACGTCGGTCAGGAGGACGCCAGGCTTCGAGCCAGATAGTTTCCAGTTGACTCATACTTCGACTCGTATTTCTTATTTAGGCATGAACACTAGACACTCCACGAATCAGCGGGTTTATTTGGCTGATAGCCAAAACTTCGAAGATTTTGAATGGGAACCGGCCCACGCCTATGCTTCCGCCGTCAACTGCTTGGATGCCTCCCGCCTCGCGTCCTGGCTTCACGAGGGCACCCTCTACCAATCGCGGCACGTTTTACTGCCTCTAATCGGTGCCGCCGCAATTCTGGACTACCTGATTAGCAAATGGGTCACCATCGCCCAAGCCGGAGCGGCGAACGAAGTCACCGCTGAAATGGCTTACATGCACTCAACCTATGTGGGTAGGCCGACGGTTATCCTACGCCAGAATGGTGCACGGGTGGCACTGGTGCTGTTCAAGACCAGCAAGGGGCGCATTGATAGAATCGACATCTGCGGCATCCTGCCACGTGTTGATGAAGCGACCGGGACAGGCAAATATCCCCGCTAACCCATCGACTTGGGGAAAAATGAACCCCATTCGTTGAGTCCGCTTTTCGCCACCACCAACTCGCGAACGACATCGTGATAAACCGGCCGCGGCGCCTAAACGAACCGTTCCAGGTTGTATGGATCCGTCATGATTTGCCTCCCGCTCCCATGGACAGCAGCTTCATCAAGGCAACCACCGCGTAACCACGTGGGGTGGCCCGTTCCTGCTCCCAGTTCTCCAGCGTCCTCTTGCTGATGCCCAGGAACTCCGCTGCATCCCGTTGACTGAAGCCCTTCACCTCCCGCCACGCCTTGAGGGCACGGGCAAATTTGCGGGGAGTTACCCCTTTGGGAAGTTTCATGGCGGCCATACGCAACCTACGCATAGCCCACTTCCATCGTCAACCCATCAGGCAGTATACCGTTCCAAGGCATCGCTCGCGGGGACAGCAGTAAAATGCAGAACCCGCGGCTTACCCGGGTAGTAGAGCAGAAAGTTCGGACAAAGTTTCATCTCCTGATCGACCTCACCCAGTTTGCCCGAATAGACCTGCCATCCGTTCTCCCATCCTTGATACTCGAATGATGTCCAACCTCCCTGCGGCTGCCCCGAACTCAACAGGGCAATAGAGGGTGTATTGAGTTCACGCATGAAGTATCGGACAACCTCGTCGGCCCCCTCGCAGAGCTCCTCCGCCTCCAATCCTGCAATCGGATCATCGTAAACGATGCAGCCATTCATTTCATAAGGGAAAAGGACGTAATCGACTTCGTCGGACAGAGGATGAATGGCAGGAATTTTCACGCTGAAAGACTACCACAAAGAGGCTCATTTTCACTCTATTTTACCTTCGATTTTGACACCCAAAAGAGGGTGTGAGCATTCCCATTTACTGCGCCCACACTCGACTGGCCGATCCCAACTCGCTCCAGCCGAACCCGGCCAATCCCAACCGTCACAGCGCCCACCAAATCCAGCTTCTGGCTTCCATCATTCAGGAGCAGGGCTGGCGCAATCCCATCACGCTCTCCAAACGCAGTGGCCAGATCGTGCGAGGTCATGGACGATTGGAGGCGGCTCTCTTGATTGGCTGCGAGGCGGTGCCGGTGGATGAGCAAGACTACGCAACCGAGGCGGAAGAACTCGCCGACCTGCTCGCCGACAACCGACTCGCCGAACTCGCCGAACTTGATGAGGGTGAATTGAAGCGCCTACTGAAATCGATCCAAGAGAGCGACCCCACCTTTGACCTCGAACTGACCGGCTTCATGGACGACGAGATCCGCAAGCTGTTCGATGAGGACGAGGCTGCCGACGACCTCGAAGTCATTCCCAAGATGGAGTGCCAGGCCTTCGAGCATCACGACTACCTCGTCTTCATGTTCCATGACCTGCGCGACTGGATGCAGGTGCTCCAGTTCATGGGCGTGCGCGAAGTCGATTACTCCATCACACGAACCACCAAAAAACTCGGCATCGGCCGCGTCCTCCATGGAAAACGCCTCATCGAACTCTGCAAGCGGGCCGATCTGGCCGGAACTCCAGCCTCTGAACCTGCGCCTGATCATCCTGAGCCGCAGCCGAGCCCGAACGATGACCAGCCACCGGCTGTTCCCGAGCGCCACGCTGCTCGTTCCGGAAAGCGAGCTTGAGCAGTATGCCGCTATCCCGCTGGAAAAGGCCACTGTGCCGGACTCGGTGATGGGCATCTCCTCGTTGCGCAACTGGGTGCTACGGCATTTCACGGAGGATGCCATCATCATGCTCGATGACGACATCAGCGCCTGTGTCTGCATGGTGTCCCTGCGTTGCCGAAAGCTCTCGGTTGAGGAAACCCTCGTCATGCTGACCAACTCGGCCTTCAACGCGCGCGGAGCCGGTGCACGGCTCTTCGGCTGGCACCAACGCAGCGACCCACGCCTGCTTCAGCGCAACGATCCTTTTGGCATCAATCACTGGGTGGGTGGCGCTGTGGGGATTGTGCGCGATGCGCAGGGCTGCGTGCCGGTTTGGGACGAGTTGCTCAAGTGCAAGTGCGACATCGACGCCACCCTCCAGGAACTCATGGACAACCGCTTGGTCTGGAATGAGGCGCGGTTCTGTTTCGTCCAGGAGCGCGACAAGAACCTCGGCGGCAACTCCCTGTTTCGCAGTGCTGACCGCATTGCCACCGAGAAGCGGCATCTTAAACGCAAGTGGAAGGCCCATATCACTTTCGAGAACTACAAAAGTCAGGACAAGGTCGCCATGCACGTGCCTCGCAGGCAATCCGTAGCCCTGTCGTAACGCACCCTTAGGCACCCCCTAAACATCGCGACTCTCCTTCCCTCTCACTCCACCATTTGGTGATGCAAACGGATGGACCTCAAGCCCCACGGTGACGAGGCAACCTTCCATGGACCTCCCAGACCTTTTCCCTGCCAACCCCATGCAACTGCGCACCATTCGTGGCTATAACTTTTCCGAAGTCTCCTCTGCCATGCAGAAGGCCATCCGCCGCGGCGAGGCCAAGCTCGCTGGCTACTGGGCACTCGAACTCTGGTCCAGCGGGTTCGGCAAATACGTGTGGAAACGGCTACTGACCATCAGCGCGGAGGATTGCTGGGGCATCCTCACTCAAGAAGTCAAAGCCCTGCATGACAGCTACCTCGTCATCAATGACGGCATCCCTCCCAAACAGGCCAAAGGCCGCATCTTCATCAGCAAGGCCGTGATCCTGCTGTGCCTGTCCAAGAAAAGCCGCGACCCCGACCACCTGCAAAACATGGTCTATGATCAGACGGCCGATCTCGACCCGGAAACCCTGTCTATGGAGCTACGGGAGAGCGGCGAATACGTGGCCATTCCCGAATACGCGTATGACTGCCACACGCGCGAGGGCAAGAAGCGAGGCAAGACCAAGGCGGATTTCTTCAAGGCGGAGCAGGCGGCATTGCAGCCGTTCCAGCCGGGGCTGTTCGATCACCTTATCGAAGGCTGAACACACTGCCTGATCACTCTAACGCTGTAGCTGGTTCAAACTCGAGGTGCGGCCCTCGACCAGCCAGACAATCATTCGCTGGGCGGCAGATGCGTAGCACCAAATCATGCCTGAACCCCATCCTACTTATACGGCACCTGAATTAGGCCAAATCCGATACCTACTTTTTCGTTACCCTTGAAAAGACGATCACTTTTCGTCCGTAACGACTTTTCACCTCAGCCCTTAAGTCCACATGCAATGACATCTACTAGAAAATTGATCCTCTGGGAACCTGGAAGTGATGAGTCTCGCCATCACCGCCAGTATCAGAGTTGAGTATCATTGTGCCAACGAACTTCAAACTCGAACGCGCCCGGTATTATTCGCGTCCACACGCTGTGATCTATGGAGTCAGTCTGCTTGTCATCGCTTTCCTTTGCTTCATAGGATTCGCTTGGTTCACGACATGGCTTCTTTTTACTGGTGACATTTCTCACGGCTACCCGGCCCTCGGACTGCTCCTTGGTTTTGGATTGGCCAGGCTATTGGCTTTCTTGAATAATCGTCATCTCAAATGCAATCTTTGCCACGGCACAGTCCTGGATGCAAATCGCTGCCAAAAGCATGCGAAAGCCACTCGTATGCCCGGACTGTCCTACCCTGCGGCCACTGTCGTCAAAGTAATCTGCACTGGCGGCTTCCGTTGCATGTATTGCGGTACACTGTATCGCTTGAAAAAGTGAGCGGATGCTCTGATCAATGAGTTGCCGAGCACTTCCAAGCCATCAGCCCGCATCAATGCCACGGATGCTTCACGATATGAAACACTAATTGTTAGCAAAGGCCGTGAAAAATTTCATTTCTATCTTTGTTCCGTTGTCTGGCCCACCCCAAATCTTCAGTTGTCCATTCATCTGCTCCGCAAAAACCGATACGATTTTCAGCCCCATCCCACGTTCCGCCGCCGCCACAGCCCCGTCTGGCATGCCGATCCCATCGTCTTGAATGACTAGGCTGGCCTGATTCCCTGTCACCTCAAGACGGACCTTGATGCGGCCCTCTCGGCCATCTGGAAAACCGTGTTCCAATGCATTGGACAGTGTTTCATTGAGGGTGAGCGCCAAAGGCATGAGCCACTCCCTCGACAGCGGAGCCGTCTCGGGAATGTCTGCGGTGATCTGAACGCGCGGGGGGAAGACCTCGAGGCTTTCCTGAAGACTGCCGACCAAATGATCTACAAAAGAACGAAAACACGTCTCCGGCCGCACTGCCAAAGACTCCAAATGCTCATGCAAAGCAGCCACCGCACGCAGTCGATTCTGAGTCGACCGCAGCGCCTCACATACACCTTCATCCGTAAACGTGCTCAATTGCACATTTACTAAACTAGACAGAATGTTCAGGTGGTGACGAACTCGATGATGAGTCTCAGCCATCATAGCTCGCTCACGCGTCAAGTCGCTCATGCCCCACTCAGGGCGTGATGGCAGACTGCCGGCACTGTCTCCGGTGGCACTCACTTCGGGAGTAGCGGCAGGCGCAATGGCAGTCTCAGCATCAGCACCGCTCGCCACGGTGTGCCAAAGCTCGACTTGCGCTCCGCCAGCTGGGCCAGGTTTCACCCGAAAGTGGGCTTTCTGTCTGCCACCCTTGGCGCAGAAATAGGTCCACACAGCCTCGCCAGCCTGAATGGCCTCCGGCAGTGTCAACCCATAGAAGCCAGAGGCGTTCGAAGGCTGAAAGAGTTCATGCAAAGCACGACCGATCGCGCTTTCTCGATCATGTCCAAAGATCTCCGTCGCGGTGTCTGTCCAGTTCTGAATCCGCCCACTCGCGCTTGTGGTGATCAGCAGTTCCGGCTCTCGAACCTTGGGTGCAGGCTCCAGCAGGTCCATCGTTTGATCCGCAATGACACCAGCAGTTGCCGGTGACGGTGCCTGCCAAGTCACGGGTGTCTCAAAGAAGTGTAGCGTGCCGTGTGGCCCCCCGTCGGCCGCTCGGATCGCCGCCAGGGAAAGATGCATCTTCGGTGCCCCGTCGCCCGCCAAGGCCACCGTCAGGCGGCGCCGACTATCGCCAGATTGTTTCATTTCCCGCAGCGCGTCTTTGCGGGCCGCCACACCCGTAGCCGCTAAAAGTGCCTCCACTGGCAGACGCCGCAGTTCGACTTTTGGCTTCTGAAAAAGCTCCTCAGCAGCCTGATTCAGATCATGGACAGCGCCCGATTTGTCGGCGATCAGGACCGGCAATGGGTTTTCCTGCAGCAGGGTGCGGAATTTGGACTCGGTAGCGTTCAACTGCTCCTCCAGTCGGCAGTGCGCTGTTACATCCTGAAAATGCACCAGCAATCCATTTTGCGCCAAGGAGGCAGGACGCATCTCGATTTCCTTGAGCAAACCATCGGCAGTGACCAAAGAGACCGTCCGGGTCAGCTGACGCTGCCACACATCTTCACGCCAAATCCGGCACACTTCAGCCAAATGTTCGCCGTCTGGACAGGAGCGTGCGAGCCACTCTTCAACGGCTTCATCGGGTTTGATCTCATGTCCGAGTAAAGTTTTAAGGGCTTTATTCAGCTGAATGCAGCGGCCCCTCTCATCCAACACCAGCACCCCCGCAGGCAGCGCTTCGACCACGGATTGCTGGACCATTCCACGCCGGACCAAAAGGTGCTCCGCATCGCGAAGCGCGCGGTTCTCTGCATTCAATTTTCTTAGATCCTCGTGCGCCTGGACAAGTTCCATTTGAAGCCGCGATTTATCCCGCCGGAGTTCATCTAAAACCTGCGTATTCGCCGACGAGGCTTCCGGTGCTGTGGCTGGCAACGCAGCAAATGGGTAGGTTCCCGTTGTTGTGGGCGGCAGTTGAATACCGACTTTTGAAACCGCCTCAAAGGGTGATAACCCCGTCAAACCCAGTGCCAGCCAGCGATCACCTGTGGCACCCTTCCGAGCTAATAGCCAACGACATGGAAGGCCCCTGGACCCACCCGTGGGAGGGCTAGACATTACGGTCAGAATCTGCGGAGGCACATCCTCGGAACACCTCATCCGTAACACAGACGCATCAAATACCTGCTTCATGACGGGGCGTCGCGACTCGTCCTCCAACACCTCCCATAAAAAAATCCCCCCCTCCTTGATACCGCGAGCCAAACTTGACTCCGCCGCTTTTGTGTTGGCAGCCACAATAAGCCCCGAATCGTCCAAAATAAAGATCGGTAGATCCGCACCAGAAACATCCAAGGCAGAGAGTTGTTCTTGGTTTTTTTCAGAGGAGTCCTCCTGTTGAACGTCAGATGCACCCTGTAGTCTTGGCTCCAGTTCTTTGGAAGCAGCCATCGTTTCTTCATGCATCGCATCTGGATGCCCAGCTCCCATAAATTTGTTGCAGGTCAAGACGATGCCCGCCACCGACGCATCTCGCTTCTGCCGCCACGGGCGCGCTTCACACCGAAAAAGCACTGCTGGAACTCCACTGCTAGCCATCTGCAGGGCGTGATCACTGCGCATGGTATAACCCTGCAGCGCCTTGTCATAAAGCTGTTTCCAGCCGGGGTGCAGCTTGGGAAAGACCTCATACTGGCTTTTCCCCACCAGCGGCAGCGACTGACTCAAATTGAATTCCTTAACCCACTGCTGATTAGCCAAAATGTACCGCATTTGCCGATCAAACATGGCAATAGCGATCGGCGAGTGCTCCACCACCATTGCCATG